GAAGGTGATTCGCAAATATCTTTAAACCATTCTAAAGTTTTTTTACGATCTAGGTTTGGTCCTTCTTCATGTGCTATTGGAAAATAGCCTTTATATCCATCTACAGCTACAGCAATACCTACAACTTCACCATTACCCATAATAGAACCTGATCCTTTTGTTTTTAAATCAGGATCTCTTGTTTCCAAGTCAATTGCAATTTCATCTGCATCCCTTAGATCAGGGAATTCAGTAGGCATGTTCCATTCTGTGTGTGGTACTATCATATTAAATCAAATAAATAGATTGTTAAAATACATAAACCCATTAGTTCTGTGTAAATATTCATTTCTTTTTACTCATGTCTTTCATCTTTTTAATTTCTAATTCACAGTAATGAATTATTTTTTCTAAATCTTGTATGCCATTTTTATTTTTATAACGACACACATACTTTATAACATTCCCTTGAAAAAAGGAAAGGTCATTCTTAGAAATAAATTCATAAGGTTGAATGTGAAAATCCTTGTAGTGACTCCCACCTATTTGTTTACTCTGTGGAAATGCTGAATCAAACATATCTTTACTTGTCATTTGTATTTCCTTTCTTAAAATCTTTAGTTAATTCTTCAAGTACTTCTTTTAGAGTTCCTCCGTAAGTAAAGATTTCTCTATTTTTTGTATAAGTAACAAAATAATGATTGTTTTTTTCTTTTTCTATGCTTTTTATATTGATCATAGTTCATAGCCCTTTCTTGTTATCCTTGCTTTTAGTTTATATAAATTGTTACGTGCTCTTGTTATACCCACGTACCAAACTCTATGTTCTTCATCTTGTTTATCTTGACTTCTTTTAATTGACTTTAATATTTTATCGCCAATATCCAAACATAGAATTACGTTGTCTTGTTCACCACCTTTTATTGCATGAATAGTGGATAACCATATTCTTGCGGGTTCATCTAAATTTTCTTTATTATCTAATGTGTGTAGTAAATATTCTTTATCTTCATCTTTAGCTAATTTAAATGCAGTAAACCAATTGTGATTGGCATTCCAGTTACCTTTACCTGCAAAATCTTGTATGTCTTTTATATCTTCTTCATTTAATTCTTTACCATTACGCCATAACTCATAATTTTTAGATGCTTTATACATTCTAACTTTAATACTTTTACCTTTATTACTTTCAAAATATAAACCTTTACTTATTAATTGATCTTGTATTTTTAAAAGTCTAGATATGGTTCTTGTCAATATTAACCATTTACCTTTTGTTAAATCTATTTCATCTACATTATTTATTTCTTCACACAAACCTTCATAATTTCTAGGGTAATATTGTTTTAATTTTCTAATACCAACTATATTATTTATAGGTACAATAGATTGTTGTTGAACTGATTTAGATATTCGTTTAGAATACTTCAGAATTTTTTCTCTTGCAGGTTCTTGAATAAATCTCTTGACATCAGCACCGGCCCAAGCAAAAATAGCTTGGTCATCATCACCAGCTAAATAAATATCTTTAGATTTTGTCTTTAAAACATCGTACAATTTCCATTGTAAAGGTGATAAATCTTGAGCTTCATCAATAAAGATAACGTCAAATTCTGGAATTTTTTCTGGTTTATCTGTCAACATTTTTACCATATCATTAAAATCTAAAAGCTTTTTCTTTTCTTTAAATTTTTTTAAGTTATCGTAAATGTGTTTTAAGGGTGCCCACTCAACCGTTTTTGGATCATGTTCTTCTAAATTAAATTCTTCTTTTAAATCAACACATCTATTAATAGATCTATGTATTATTTGAAAATATGGATTTTCAAAACCTAAATAAAAAGACTCATCTTTATTATAACTATCAAAAAATTTTACTTGTAAATTTATTTTTTTACCAAACTCTTCATAGTGATAAGGCTGCATAACATCTTCTTTATCTATATCTAAACAATCAAACCCTAATGAATGTAATGTTCTAAAGTAAATTAATTTTTTATCTTCTGCTGGCATTCTTCTTTTAGCTTCAGTTGCTGCCTTTTTAGTAAATGCAAAGTAACCTATTCTATGTAATGGTGTACCAGTTCTATGATATGCTTTTGCTCTAGATATTAGTTTATATGTCTTGCCGGTGCCTGGAGGACCATAATATTTATATATCATACTATATCGTCTTCGCTTTCTATTTCGATTGATTCATTAATTTCTTCTGGTTCATCAAAAAGAAACAGTGGTACTCGTGCTACTCTTATTGGTTTAAAATATTTACCGCCATCATCTCTACCAGGATATCTTTTTAGTTTTCCAAAATAAGCTCTCTTATCATCATCTGTATCTTCTTTATCAAACAACTGATGTGAAATCATGTAAGATGTTTTCTGTGCATCATACTTCCATTCCTCATTTTTTAATTTGTCAAAAAATTTATCAAACACAAACCATGCAAACTTTTCTTCAACCAAAGGTCTACCACTTTCAAATGATGAATGTGATGTAGCCTGTGCTCCGTAAATATGTTTTTGTAATAATTTCTTTAATACTTCTAATGGACTTGTACCTTCTGCAGGTTCTATTGTTTGTATTCCAGGAGTTAGTAAGTTAATTATATTCTTTAATTCCTGACGCTTGATGCCTGGCGCAACGATATGTGCTTGTTCAAACATAATATTTTCAAACTCATTTGGATTTAAAAGCTTGTAAGTATTTTTTATATTTAACTGTATATTTTCTCCCTCATTATTTTGAACAGTCACTCTCCATTCTGGATTAGGTTTATAATTTATTTTTTGTAAATTACTGAGTTCTGGAAAATTAGGTTTACCATCCGATAATATTCCAAACTTTCTTTTAACACATACTGCTTTCATACATGCACCAGTTAACAACTGATCACTACAAGTAAAACCTTTTTTCTGTTTTTCCCAGCTACCTATTTTTGATTTAATATGGTCATCTGTCCAATGTTCATCAAAAGTAAAATACTTTCTGCCTGCTTGTAAAACCATTTTCTTCCAACTATCTGGATATTTTTTCTTAGCAAACACCATGTAGTTATATAAAAATCTATCTCTACCATCTGTAAAAGTCATAACTTCTTTAGTTAATTTTTGTAAACATGGTGGTCCATCTTCAAATTCTTCTCCACCACCTTTTAATTCTTGTGTAACTAAATCTTCTTTTACTTTTTTAAAATTTTTAGGATCAACTAGATTGAGTTTAACTACTTCTAAAAATGTTTGGAATGGCATCATTGTACCATCTAAATTTAAAGCCTTACGATCATCACCATTGTAAGGTAAATTAATAAAATTCCCATTAGATAATGTTCCATCTTTAGATCGTAACTGCGTTTGTTTAGGGAATATTTCTGTACCTTGTGGTAGTTTAAATGCAAATAATAATTCTTCTAAAAAATTTCTTATCTCTTTTGCTTTTACCAATCGAGTGGTGAATACATATAAATGTAATCCACCACTCTTAGATAGGATAGGTATGATTGGTAGGTTTTTATCTTGGATGACGCTTAGATAAAATTTTCTGTCTATTGGATATTGATCAACATCTATTGCACCAAATCTAGCCATGCCTTCATCAGTACAAGGTTGTATTCCAATTGATTTTAATCCTTTAATATGATCTTCGTAATCTTGATTGGTAACTGGATCTTTAGTCCATTCATGTTTCCATTTCTTTTTACCTGTGTCTGGATCAATATATCCTTCATCTATTTTACAGACACCATAACTTCTTTTTAAACCACTAAAATATTCTATGTATTCTTTCATAAATTCCTATCCATTTATTAAATGAAGGCGGATCCAGTCTCCCTTCTCCGCCTTCGTACTCACTAGCCATGTGTACTTTCCCAATGGGAAACTAGATAATATCTTCGGATTTACCTTCTTCAACTTTCTCATACTTAGGTTTATTCATCCCAGCAGATACTTGTTTTTGAAAGTCTTGACCCATCTTATACATAATTGCATCTGTTTTATCAGATACATCTAGCATTCTAACCAATGATGGTTTGTAAATATGCCAAGTTTTATCTCCCGCACTTTTCTCAACAGTTCTTAATTTAAAAATTGCTGAGTATGCTGCCGGTTGAAAAGAACCTTTATCATCTGACATTCTTAAATTAGAAATTAGATTGTTAAGTTCTCTTGCTGGTGTAAGATTAGATGATCTCATAGTGATCACTGCTTTTCTTGGTTCACCATTCAACATAGCAAGAATAAAGAAGTACATTGTTTTCTCAACATAGTTACCATTAAGTAATCTATATTTAATACCTCTCATTTCTTCTTTAGCATTTGTAGGCGGTGTTAAGTGTGTTCCAACTGGTGCTGATGGAGCATCACCTTTTTCTTGCCACTCTGGATATCTAGTTTGCGTATGTGCAACTATTATATCTAAACCTTTACTACCATCTATTAGTTGTCCAAAACTATTAGAATATATCATTCCAGGTTGTGCGCCTTCAACAAATTTAGGACTTCTTGAATTACACTCTGGTGATAATTGGTGTAAGATTTTCAGAATCGGTGTAGATACGTCATCTGATTTTATTTCCTCTGCACCCTTACCAGCATCAGCTCTTAAGTTTACAGCGGCTAGTGCACCTGCACTATTCTTTTTTACTATTTCTTTTTCCATAGTATTTTACTCCTTATTATTTATTAGTTTATTTTTTATTAGTCATACTAGTTCGGTTTCCCTCTAGTATATTAAATAGATCAGCAGGAACTTCATTACCTTTTTCTTTCCATTCCTTCATCACTACTGATAAAGAAGCGTGGTGAACACTTTCTTTTTGAGAAGGTTCATAGCCACGCTCCTTGGCAAGGCTGACATATTCGACAGCCTTGTTGTCTTCGTTCTGACCAAAGTTAACTGTGATTTCATTTTTCACAATATCCCCTAGGCCATTTTCTCGAAGCCATTGTATCGCTTCACCTTTTTTATCTGCTTTAGCTGAAGCAAAAAACTTTTTACCTACAGACAGTTCTGAACCATCTTGTAGTTTTAAAGTTTTTAAATTCATTTTTTCCATTAAGTCTGGAATTGTAAATTCGCTAATATATTTTTCTTGTGATTTTAATTCTTTTAATTTTATTTCTGTTGCAAGAATTTGTGCATTAACAGATTTATATTGTTCTATTGCTTCTGATAATGCAGTTGGATCAACTTTATCAGTTTGATCAGGTGCATCTCTTCTTAAATCTATATCCATAATATTTCCTTTCGTAAAAGGTATATATAGGAGAATTTTATATTGTCAACTAGTTTTGAAAAATATTTATTTCGATTGGATAATAAGTTTTTTCCTGTCTGTCCCATTTTAACAACTTATATTTTCCATTAGTCATATCAGAAACTATTGAACATGTCACTCCAATAATTGCAGGGTCACCAGATAATAATAAATAATCGTCAACCGTAAAGTTTTTTAATTTTTCTTTTATTTGAAATATTAATGGACCAGGTGAAAAAATCATTTGAGCTTTTGCCGGAAGCATTACCTTAATTTCGCCATACTTCTGTGCACCCATTACATTATATTTAGGTTGACCTGTTTCTCTATCAACAGGAATATCTTGAACTAAATATACTTTAGATAATTCTTTACCATCTTCTAGGTAATGTAATTTGTTGTTATACTCTTTTATTTTCATTGTTGACTTTTATTCTTTTATAACTTATATACACTTTTAGAAAGAAAAAGCAAATATATGAACTATAAATTTAAGACTAAGCCATACGAGCATCAATTAGATGCCTTAAAAGACTCATGGAATAAAGAAGTATTTGCATACTTTATGGAGATGGGTACAGGTAAATCTAAGGTATTATTAGATAATGCAGCTATTTTATACGATAAAGGTGAGATAAATGCATTGTTATTAATTGCACCTAAAGGTGTTTATAAAAATTGGTATGACTCTGAAATACCTACACACTTGCCAGATCATATTGATAAAAAAATGATCTTATGGAAAACATCAGACAAAAGTTTAAAACAAATAAAATTATTAAATACTTTATTTGAAAAAGGTTCTGATTTACGTATTTTAATTATGAATGTAGAATCATTTTCATCAGGTAATGGATCAGATTTTGCGTATAAATTTTTAGCAGCACATCCTAAATCAATGGTTGCTATTGATGAAGCAACTACAATTAAAACTCCAACATCAAATAGAACTAAAAATATTTTATCATTAAGTAAACATTGTAAGTATAGAAGAATACTTACAGGTTCTCCTGTAACTAAATCACCATTAGATTTATATTCACAATGTCAATTTTTAGATCCGTGGTTATTAGATCATCAATCTTATTATACTTTTAAAGCAAGATATTCTATATGTAAAAAAATACAGGTTAATGGTCGTCAAGTAGAAATAGTTGTTGGTTATAGAAATCTTGGTGAGTTGTCTGATAAAATTAAATCGTTTTCTAAAAGAATATTAAAAGAAGATTGTTTAGATTTACCTGCTAAATCATATGTAAAACATTATGTTGAATTAACTAAAGAACAGAAAAAAGTTTACGATCAAATGAAGAAAGAAGCCATAGCTTTCCTCGATGGTAAAATGCAATCATCAGCTACTGTTATGACTCAGTTAATGAGACTCCATCAAATTACTTGTGGTCATTTCACTGCTGATGATGGTTCAATAAAAGATTTACCATGTAGTCGACTAGGTGAGTTAATGGATATTTTAGAAAAGATAGAAGGCAAAACTATTATATGGTCACACTATACCCATGATGTAAGAAGAATTATTTCAGAAATTAAAAGAGTATATGGTGATGATTCTGTTGTGGATTATTATGGTGCAACAGATACTGATGCAAGATCAGCCAATATTAA